ACAGCAAGTCCTATTCTTAATATTCATGATGGAACATCCTGGCTCCAACCTAAAGCCGTTGCTTCTGTTAGCTCTGGCTCTTTTCCCTCTAGTCCTGTTGACGGTCAGCTTCATTACGATGAATCTGTTACAACTTTATATATCTATCGCACCTCTACTGCCAGCTGGACTGCAATTTAATCCTTTGCTTGTTTGATCATAAGTTCCCAGATACGATCTAACTTTCGATTGAGAACATTCATTTCTCGAATGAAGTCTTGTTTTAAAACATAATCTCGAATCATATCTTCTTCTACATCATGGATTTTTTTCTCTAACTCGTTGAACTTCTTTTGAATTTTTTCGTTAAAGGTGTTCAATGCTCTGCCTACGCCAGTAGATGCAGCAAGGGCACTTGTAATTGTTACAGCAATAATTTCAGGTGCCATTGTTCATTGCATTTGTTCCTGTTACTATTCTAAAGGATTTAACAACTTAGAATAAAAGAAATAATTTAAGGTCATATGGCAACGGGATATGAGCCCAACATAGAAGGCGCTCTTGCTGTCCTCGTTGATCTTATGATTGGAGAGGGCGTAACCATGGCGCGTGAACCTTACGCTCCTAATTTTAGGGGTTTGGTTGATGCTTTAATTGATTTAAAAGAAGGTTTTCCAACCAGGCGTGCAGGTAGTCTTGAGATTGATTTGGTTGCTGGCGAAAACATTTCTCAAGGTCAAGTTGTTTACATTAATGTTTCTAATGGTGAAGTTTATAAAGCAATTGCAAGTGGAACTGTAGATGAAGCAACAGTTTTAGGTTTTGCAAAAGAAAACAAAAACGCAGGTCAAACAATTAGTATTCAAGTTGGCGGTGTTCTTTCGTTATCAGGATTATATGAAGGAGAGATTTATTTCTTATCAGCTGCTTCTGCTGGTTCAATTACATTGACACCACCTTCAACTGCTGGTCAGTTTGTAACCAGAGTTGGAGAAGCAGGTAGTACAGCACAGATGTGCATCAAGCCTGAAGTTCCTATTCTCTTAAGTTAATATCATGGCAACTCGTAAAGCACTAGCATTAGTCAGTGGTTATCTTGAGGAGGTAAATACTCCTACAGATAAACTTGACTTTGCTGGTAATACAACAACTGATTTAACTGAAGGTACTAATCTTTACTACACTGATGCACGTGCTCGTGCTTCTATCTCTGTTACGGATTCTGGTGGTGATGGCTCTCTAAGCTATGACAACAGCACTGGTGTTATTACTTATACAGGTCCATCCGCATCTGAAGTTCGTGCTCACTTCAGCGTTGCTGCTGGATCAGGTTTAACTTATAACATTAATACAGGTGAGTTTGGCACCAATGCCATTCCCAATGCTCAGCTTGCCAATAGTTCAGTAACACTTGGTAGCACCCTTGTTAATCTTGGTGACACTAAAACAACGCTTTTAGGTTTTACCTTAATTGAATCTTCTCAATTTAACGTTAATGGTTTAGGGATTCAATTTGAAGGCACAACACCAGATAGTTTTGAAACTTCTTTAGTTGTTGAAGATCCAACAGCCGATCAAACAATTACACTTCCTGACGCTACAGGTACCGTTGCACTACTTGAATCGTTAAGTGCAACCAATACAGGATCTGGTTATGGTTCACTGTCTTATAACAATACTACTGGGGTGTTCGACTTCTCAGTTGTTACTGATGCTGACATCCGTGGTTCTATCTCTGTTACGGATGCAGGTGGAGATGGATCTCTATCCTATAACTCTGGAACCGGTGTTATTACTTACACTGGCCCCAGTGCTAGTGAAGTAAGAGCACATTTAAGTGTTGCAAGTGGTTCTGGTTTAACTTATAACTCAGGCACTGGTGAATTTGGTACCAGTAATATTCCCAACAGTCAGCTACAAAACTCAACAATTACATTAGGTTCTAGCTCAGTAGCACTGGGTAGCACTCTAACAACGATTGCAGGATTAACTTCAGTTACTTCGGCTGCATTGATTACCAATGATAATGGTTTTAGGGTACAAGATGATGGTGACAATACAAAACAACTTGCTTTTGAATGCTCTGGCATTACAACTGCAACAACACGTACAATGACAGTTCCAGATAGCAATGGGACAATATCAACAGAAGATTTTGCTACTGCTGTAGCTATTGCTTTAGGATAGAATTATGTCAACTCAAGTACAATTCCGGCGCGGTACAACTGTAGAGCACTCAGGTTTTACCGGTGCTGTTGGAGAAGTTACGGTTGATACCGTCAAACAAACTTGTGTTGTTCATGATGCCACACAAGCTGGTGGTTATCCTCTTCTCAGGGAAGATGGTAGCAATGCAGCTTTATCTCTTGGTTCACTAACAAGTTGCGCTTTAAAATTTGCTGGTGATTCTGATACTGGTATCATTAGTCCAGGTGTAAATCAAATTGCACTTGTTACCGGTGGGGTTGCTAGACTTACAATAAATGGATCAGGTGCAGTTACTATTCCAGGTAACTTAATTGTCTCAGGAAATCTCACTGTGGACGGATCCTTCACTTCTACTGACAACCTTGCAATCATTGTTGCTTTAGGCTGATATGGCAAATACTTTCAAGAACGATACAAAATCCAGCCTGGTAACTGCTGCTATTACTGATGCATCGGCAACAGTTGTTACTGCAGGTGGTACTGCAACACTTATTATTTTGAGTGTTCTTGCTTCTAATAAAACAGGTACCAGTGCTGATGTTGATATTTATATCGATAAAAACAGCGGTGATGATGTTTATCTAATTAAGGATGCACCTGTTCCTGCTGGTTCTACTCTTGAAATTATTAGTGGCAACAAGGTTATTCTTGAAGCAAGTGATAAACTTCAAGCACGTTGTGGTACTGCAACTGCAATTGATTTGACCGTTAGTTATCTTGAGCAGACACCGTAAGGAGATAGTTATGGGATTAACAACTATTTCTAATATTGGTAATATTGAAAAAAAAGTTGAAGAATTAGAGCATTATATTTATTTTTTAGAAGAAAGGATTAGCATGTTAGAGCTAAATCTTTATGAAATTCAAAATCCAGAGGAAATTTTAAAACTTGATGATTCTTCTTGGGATAACATTAGGAAGAAGAGGGATTACATCCTAAGATCAACTGACTGGGTGATGACTCCTGGGGCAACACTTGATCAAGCACAGTGGTCTGCATATCGTCAACAATTAAGAGATCTCCCACAAACTTATGCTAATGCTAAACTTGAAGAAATTCAGTGGCCCAAGCAACCTAATTTTTAATTTGTGAGGTAATATGGCTTACTTAGGTAATGATCTTCAAGTTGCTTATCAAAGCTACAAAATTATTGATGACATCAGTGGAAGTTTTAATAGCAGCTTAACTTCGTTTGCTTTACAGGTTGGTGGGGTAACTCCTGTACCGTTTCCCATTAATCCTCAGCAATGTTTGATTTCGGTTAATGGTGTTGTTCAGGAACCAGACCCTACTGGCACTTCTGGTTTTAACTTAGTTGGCAGCAATATTGTTTTTGCTTCTGCACCAAAAACAGGGCATTCTTTCTTTGGTGTTATTCTTGCGGGTGCTGATTACGTTAATGTTGGTGTTAACTATCCATCAGGATCAGAATCTGCTCCATCGATTACTTTTGATACAGACCTAGACACTGGAGTCTACAACCCAGCTGCTAATGAATTAGGACTGGTAACAAATAGCAATGAAGCTTTAAGGATTAACTCCTCCGGTGATGTAACAATTGGAAGTGATTTAACTGTTGATACAGATACTTTACATGTCGATAGCACCAATAATCGAGTAGGTATTGGCACTACGAGTCCTGGCGCTTTGCTAGATGTTGCAGCAGCAGTGCCGGAAATTAGGCTGACAGACGTAGGAGGGGGTGCATATCACTCACTTGTAGGCGCTGGAGATGGCACACTCAGGATTTCTGCAGACGCAGGAAACGGAGGTACCCTCACCTCTAGTATTCAGCTATTTGTGGATGGCAGCGAACGCGCCCGCATCGACTCCAGCGGACGCCTCT